AGCACGATGGATTAGTAACTTTAGCTTTAGCTGATAGTGATGTAATTGATGTTGCTTCACACGCTGCTGTTACAGCTGCTAATGTAATTGATAAATTAGGAAGCATTGTGGATGACATCCCTTCTGCAATCTATGGTAAGGAAGATCTTTATTTATATGTATCTTCTAACATTGCAAGAGCGTATGTAAGAGCATTAGGTGGATTTGGTTCATCTGGATTAGGTGCTAACGGTGTAAACAACCAAGGAACACAATGGTGGAACAATGGAGCATTAACATTTGATGGTGTTAAAATCTTTGTTGCTCAAGGTATGGCAGATGATACTGCAATGGCTGCACAAAAATCAAATCTTTACTTTGGTACTGGTTTATTAAGTGATCATAATGAAGTCAAGTTGCTAGATATGAGCGACCTTGACGGAAGTCAGAATGTTAGATGCATTATGAGATACACTTCTGGTGTACAATATGGAATAGGTTCAGATATCGTATTATATCACGCCTAATTAACTAATTAATAACAAGGGGGTGTAATTCCCCCTTATTTTAAAATTTTAAAATTATGGCTTGCGATTTAACAAAAGGAAGAAAGGTACCTTGTAAAGACGTCATAGGAGGCTTGGTTCGTGCTTGGTTTGTGGATTTTGGAGACCTAGGAACAGTAACAGAAACTGCTGATGAAATTACAGATATGACAGGAACTTTCACAGCTTTTCAATATGACTTACACGGTGCTAATTCTTTTGAACAAACAATAACAAGTTCAAGAGAAAATGGTACTACATTTTTTGAACAAAGTATTAGTTTACAATTTCCTAAACTATCTAAAGAAGATAATGCAGAATTAAAGTTGATGGCTTTTAATAGACCACATCTTTGTGTAGAAGATAGAAACGGCAATTTTATGCAATTTGGATTAGTACACGGATGTGAAGTAACTGGTGGTACTATTGTATCAGGTGCTGCATTTGGTGACTTATCTGGATATACATTAACTTTTACAGCACAAGAAGCTAAACCTGCTAACTTTATTGCTGGTGGTACTGCTGCTGATCCATATGCTGGAATGAGTAGTGCAACTGTAACAGTAACAGTAGGAACTAATAGCTAATATAGGCACTTCATCACGGGTGTGATTCATAAATATATAGTTGATTGTGGAGGGTGGTTTTAAAAGGCCACCTTCTTTTTTTAAAAAATATGCAGATACTAACTAAAACAGGCACAAGAAACATTAACTTTATACCACGTGAAGCTATAAGTGGTGCAAAGGTTTATAAGTTAGTAATAAAATCTGAAGGACAAAACAAAGTGATATTAACAGACAACGCAGCAACTTTTACAGAATTGGATTATTATTTTCAGTATAGCACAACACAAGCACTAGAAGAGAACAACTATTATACAATTACCATAACAAACACTACAGATGGAATTGTTATATTTAAAGATAAAATGTACTGTACAGATCAAACACTATCAGATTATGAAATCAGCAATGGTGTTTATATAGAACAAAGTACAGGAAACAACGAATTTGTATATTATGGATAATCTACATTTAATACAGTTAAACCAATATGAACGGCCTGCTATTACAGAAGAACGCAATAGAGATTGGGTAGGAATAGGAGATGATAACAACTATTATCAAAATCTTATATCAGCTTATATGGATAGCACAACAAACCAAGCTGTAATAAATGGTATTGTCAATATGATATACGGCAAAGGTTTAGATGCTACAGATAGCAATGAAAAGCCTGAAGAATATGCACAGATGAAACAGCTGCTTACACCAACGTGTATGCGAAAGGTTTGTAATGATTTAAAGTTATTAGGTGAGGCTGCTATTCAGGTTTCATATAAAGGAAATAAAATAGGTTCATTAACACACTTTCCACGTGAGACGTTACGTGCTGAAAAGATGGATGCAAATGGTGATATTAAAAATTATTACTATGCACCTGATTGGACCAAAGTAACTAGAAACACAAAACTAACTAAATTTCCTGTTTTTGGTAGTGGTGCTAAAAATGAGATTTACATTATAAAAAGATTTGTGAGTGGATATTATTACTATTCACCAGCAGATTATCAAATATCATATGCAGTACTAGAAAAAGAAATTGCAGATTTTTTGATCAACGATGCACAATGTTCATTTAGTGGTACCAAGGTAATAAACTTTAATGGTGGCATACCTGATAGAACCAAGCAGTTAGAAATTAAAGAACAGGTAATGGGTAAACTTACAGGTTCTTATGGTGAGAAGGTCATAGTAGCATTCAACAACAATGCAGAACAGAAAACTACAATAGATGACATACCGCTTGCAGATGCCCCGCAGCACTATGAATACCTAGCTACAGAATGTGCTTCAAAGATTATGGTAACGCACCGTGTAACATCACCATTATTAATCGGATTACGTGAAGGCAAAAATGGGTTAGGCAACAATGCAGATGAGATTAAAACCGCTGCACTTTTATTTGATAATGTTGTTATAAAACCCTATCAAGATTTAATAATTGACAGCTTAAATGAAATACTAGCTGTAAATAATATTTCTTTAAATCTATATTTTAAAACATTACAACCATTAGAATTCACAGAGATTGATGAAACAGTACAAGATTCAGAAACTATTGAAGAAGAAACGGGCATAAAGCAAGAAGAAGAACAGGCACAGCTAGAAATGGCAACGCATAAGCACTGTTTTAGTGATTTACCAGATGAAATATATGATGATATTTTAAACGGCTTACAGGGCGAGGTAATTGATTCTGAAGAATGGGAAATGGTAGATATTAGGGATGTAGATGAAGAAAATGAAAGTGTAGAAGATTGGGCTAATGATATGATCAAATTGAGCATTGATAGCAAAGAAGATGGCTTTTCATATTTAGATGCTAGTTTTTATAAAGTGAGATACAAGTATGTAAAAGGTAGTAGAAAGCCAAACAAAAAAGGCAATAAAAGCAGAAGGTTTTGTGAAGAAATGATGGCACGTACAAAACAAGGTGTAGTATACAGAATAGAAGATATTGATAAAGCAAGCAGGGATATGAATTTCAAAGCTGCTGAATTACCATTACACAATGGTGAAAAGTATGATCTATTTAGATTTAAGGGCGGTGTATATTGCAAGCACAAATGGCAAGAGGTACTATATAAAGTAAGAAATTTAGATGACAAAGGAAGCAAAGATTTGGGTGATTACAAGACAATAAGAAAAGCAGACTTTCCTAAAAGCTATAAGAAAAGCCCAGTGGGAAGCAAGCAAGCTGTAAAAGCTCCTATTAATATGCCTAACAATGGTCATCATCCAAATTATATGAAATGAGCAAAGCACTATTTGTAACGAGAAACGATATATCAACATTCACTGCTGCTAATGGTAATATTGACAATGATAAACTATTACCGTTTTTAAATATTGCACAGGATATTCATATTCAGAACTATTTAGGAACAGATTTATACAATAAAATTAAAAGTGATATAGTAGGTGGTACATTAGCAGGTAACTATTTATCACTAGTAACAGATTACATTAAACCAATGTTATTGCATTGGAGTTTAGTAGAGTATTTACCTTTTGGATCTGTAAACATTGCAAATGGTGGTATTTATCAAAAGAATCCTGAAAACAGCACAGCTATTAGTAGAGATCACGTAGATTATCTTGTTGAGAAGGCAAGAACTACCGCACAGTTCTACACTAATAGATTTATAGATTATATGCAAAATAATAATAACTTATTTCCAGAATATTACAGTAATAGTAATGAGGATATGTATGCGGACGATGTTGCTAATTTTGGAGGTTGGGTACTATAATAAAAAGATATGGCAAACACAATAGATTGGGGAAAAGCAACACAGAATAATACTAATGGTTTTGGTAAGTATCAAAACACTATTGGTGCTGCTAGTATTTATGAAGATTCATATTCTGGTGAAACTACATTAATTGGAACAAGTGCTGCTTTTTCATATTCTAAAAGCTCATTTCACCAAGATGAAAGTGATCCAACGCCTACAATTACAGGAACAACGGGAGGAACATTTTCAGCTACTCCAAGCGGTTTAAGTATTAACACTTCTACAGGTACTATTGATCTTGATAATTCTACTATTCAATCTTATACGATAACTTATACTGTTAGTGGTGTTAGTGCTAATTTTAGTTTAAGTGTAACAGCTTCTCCATTTATAGCTAATACATTTAGTATGCAGTTTGATGGGGTTGATGATTATGTAGACATTGGTTCAAGTATAGATGTAACAGGTAATAAATCTTTTTCACTTTGGATAAAAAGAAACACAGGAGCAGCAAGTAATGATGGAGGTATTTTGACAATAGTGCCTACAGGTGGAACAAGTGACTATATTAGTATTGCTTTATGGCAAAATTATATACAGGTTCAAACAAGTAATGTGACAACTACAAGAAAAACAGTAGAGGAAACAATAAACACTAATGTTTGGTATCATATAGCAGTTATCAAATCAAATAATTCAATTGATAATATTTATATAAATGGAGTTAACAAAACATTATCTAATTTTGGAACTTGGACAGGAACAATAACAACACCACAAAACAAAATATCAGAAGCAGATTTTGGTGGAACTAATTATAACTTTGATGGCAAGATAGACGAAGTGGCCATTTGGAACACAGCGCTTGGAGAAACAGCTATTCAGGAGATTTACAACGCTACTAACAACAACACAGGAAAAGCATTAGATTTAAACACAGATTCAGGAAACTACAATGCTAGTTCTAACCTAGTATATTTTAACAGATTAGGAGATTAAATTATGAGTACAAAATACATAGCATCAAATTGGAGATTACCAAACAAAGCAGGAGTAGATTCTTATTTAAATGATAACTATGGGCTAACCTTTGATGGGAATGAATACATTTCTTGTGATAACATATCAGAATTAAATAATCTTACAGAAGCAAGTTGGTGTGGTTGGTTTAACAGAGGGGGTAGTGATACTTATTGTTTAATGAGTGTATTTGGTTTTAGTAATTCAGATAGGCAGTTATTAATTGTACAAAGCCCAACAACATTGACTGTATCTATGGGACTTGGTGGAGCTGGTAATTTAAGAACAATGTTTGAAAATACTTCGTTAACATTTACATTAGATGAATGGTATCATTTAGCTTTTGTTTATAACGAATCAGAATCAAGTAATGCAGATAAATTAAAAGTTTATATAAACAATGTTTTACAAACTAATGAAAATGCTGGTAATGCAATAAATCAAACCAACGCTGTGACAGGTCCATTTGTTATCGGAGCAAGAGCAGCATACTTTAATCAAAAATTTGTTGGTTCTATTTCAGAAGTAGCAGCTTTTAATTATGCTTTAAGTTCTACACAAATAAGTACTTTATATGGTAGCAGTTCATTAGGTGCAGGCAATCCTATGGCTTTAAAACCAGCTCCTGTAGCTTACTATCCTTTAGGAGATAATAGTGCTTCTAATCCACTTACACAACCAAATGAAGCGGTAGAAGATGCAAGTGTATTTGATTTTGATGGGAGTGATGATAGGGTTAGCATACCTGAATTAACATTTAGTGGTGAATTTACACTTTCAATGTGGGTTAACCCTGAAGCGATTACAGGCAGTAATACTTTTATTTTAGGAAGATGGGATAATAATTTTGATAATGATATAAATGTTTCTCTTTCTAATAACACTCCAGTTATAACATTTAGAATTGGTGGAACAAGCATAAGTTTTTTCGGATTTACAACAAGCTCAACAATACCATTAAATGAATGGAGTAACTTGTTAATAATAAGAAATAGCTCTAATGATATTAATTGTTATTTAAATGGAGTACAGTTTAGCACAACTACAGGAAGTAGCACAAATACATTAACTTTAGATTCAATTGGCAGGGTTATTAACAATAGTTATGGATGGGAAGGTCAGCTATCTAATATAGTAATGTTTAACTCTGACCAAACTACAGAAATATCAAATATTTACAATTCAGGAGTACCAGCTACAACATACACAAACACACCAACAGCTTGGTATAAGTTAGATCAATCAGCAAACTGGGATGTAAGTGGTTCAGGATACTGGGATATTCCAGATGCTTCAGGAAACGGCAATGATGGTATAAGTTCAGGTATGACTTCAGCTAATTTAGTTTTAAGTGATTTAACGAGAAACCTACCTTATGATAGTTACAGTTTTAATTTTGATTCAGCGAGTAGTGATAAAATAACAGGATCAGGAGCTTTAATATCTGGTAATGAATCAAGAAGTTTTTCTTTATGGTACAACATCACATCAGCTTTAAAAATGATACC